ACACTGCGGTAGCTGTTACGTTCTGTAAAAGGTTAGGGTCTAGTCCTTGCTGAGCATCACTTACACCCGTACGTTTAGCTTGGATACCGTCTAGGTATTCCAACATAGGGAATGATTGTCCTGCACTAGATTGTACAGTCATAGGCACTAACGCATTAGGGTTCTTAATACGAATAACACCACCTGCGGTAGAGGTTAGTAAGTCATCTAGGTTAACTTGTCCTTCTACTGCACCTACTCTATAGTTGTTAGTCAAGTATAAGTTGTCTAGCATTTGTCTAGTAACAGTTGACTTAATTAGTTGTAAGTCTATAGCTCTGTCTGCTAGGGATTGCCCAAAGAATTTATGTGGTACAGGAATAGGGCATACGCTATGGAAGGGAACGTAATCACATTCTTCACTCATTAACACTTGATTGTCTGCATAGCAAACTCTGTGTAGTTCAGCAATACCGTCTTTATCTAAATCTGTACGCAGGTAACATTCGTAATACTCTACTAACTCCATAGACTCATCGTTAGTATCATTGGTATTCATAGGCTCTTCGCCTCTACCATAACGTGCGATTCTTTCTGGAGTAAAGTCTAATGTATCACCAATGGATAATGTTTCTACTACTTTAGGGTCATAACCCATAGCAATTAAATCAGAGCGAGTAACTAAACTACGATGTGCAACAAATGTTGCGTCTTCAATAGTTGTAGCTCTTTTGTCTATGAGGAACTCTTCTGGAGCAATAGTTTCTATCTTAACTTTAGAAAAGTCTTTAGTACGTTTGCATTTTACGTTGTAATAGATGTTAACAATAGGAGGCACTTCCATCATCAATGGCATACCCATTTCGTCTGCTACAGGCTGACCTGTTTGAGGGTCTATCATTGGTTGTGGCTCTTGCTCTATAACTTCTTGTACTTCTTCCTGCTCTACAATCTCAACCTCCTCGTCTTGCATAATCATCGCAAGTTCATCTTCAGTTAAGTTGTAGTATTTTTCTTTAGTAATGTCTTTCTTATCATTCCAGTAAGCTTTTACTACGCCTACTTTTTGTAGTAATCCGTCTTTAAACCAATCGTGCATAATCTCAAAGCCATTGTTGTCTTTGTAGAATATGTGATTAGCATACGCTGTCATTTGTTCTGCTAGAGCACCATCGCCCTCATTAACAGGTTCAAACTCTACCGCTTTAGACGATGAAGTAAACACTTTCATAATCTGTGGTAAAGCACCGTCTACTACTTCAGCTACCTCACCTGTAACAATCTGGCTTCTGCCTTCTACTTCGTTACCATATGGCTCACGTAAGTAATACTCCAAAGCTGTTTGACGTTCATAGCTAGTTTCAGTTTGAATGAATCCTAACGAGTCATCAATTTGCGACCCAATAAGATTAACTAATGTTCTGTTATCATCTGAATCTGCATTAGATTTCATACTGCTATTTTCATATGCCATTTATACTATCCATTTTGTGTTGACCTCAAGGGGTTTAGACCATGCTTCCATAGGTGATTCATCCATACCTACAGCCAAGTATCTGAACGCATCACTTGCGTGAGATGCCCAGTCATGGAAAGGTCTGTCATGAAATACGTTTCTCTTTTCATCAAACACTCTGCGGTAATTACGCAAAGCATCTAACCCAATCTTTGTTTTATCTGTATCAAACCAGCAACGGGGTAATATTCTTCTAGCCGCTGCTATACCATCCATTACCGACAGTTTAGTAGCGATAGTAATGTTTAAACCTGCGTCTTCTAACATTTCTTTTCTAGACTTACCTGTACCTAGTTCTCTTACCGCTACATCGTGCGGCAATATGTGCGTGGCGTGCATATAGTCATGTTCTCGCAGCCAGTTAACATAGTAATCAAGACCTACACCATGATTTTCAGTAAAGTCTATTAGGCGTATTTCTTTATTAACTACTTGTGCAACCCATATGCTAGTAGAGTCTGACATACCTAAATCCCAGCCCGTATAAGTTCTTGCTAGCTCGTCTTTAGGGATATCTATAATTTGTTTTTTTTCGTCTAAATCGTTTATAATAGAAGAGTAATATGCACCCTCTACTGGGGCATTAAAGCTACATTCAAACTCTTGTTGGTATTTGTCTTCGCCCATCTCGGCACGAGCCGATTTTAATTCGTCTGGATTGAGTATGTTTGTTTCAGAAGATTTAAACTCTAACAGCTTCCAACCTTCCTCTCGCATACCTCTATCACGCAAGTCTTTAAAATGGTTCTGCCCTTTAGGCGTTCCCATTGCTACACAGTATCCTAATCTATCAGACAATGCTGGTCGTACAATTTCAGTAAATAATGTAGGATTAATGTTACCTATTTCATCTAGCACACAGCCATCTAAATAAATACCACGCAAACTATCAGGGTTATCTGCACCATATAAACTAATTCGTTTACCCATGAAGTCTACTCTTAATTCTGCAATGTTAGCCTTTCCGCCTAACGGTCTTGTGTACTCAAGAAGATAGTCCCATGCGATTCTCTTTGATTGGTTATACGTTGGTGCTATGTAAGCAAATCTTGGATTTGGTTTCTCACAATTTAATGCACTGTGTATAAGTTGATTTATCGCACAGACTGTCTTACCCATTCTGCGGTGGGCTACCACTACAGTGAATCTGTTTTCTTTTACTAACTGATGTATTTTCTTTTGTGGCTCTCTAGCTTTATAGCCAGTGCTTATTTGTTTTTGTGCCATACTCATGCGACTCCTTACGGGTCATCGCTCCTGATTAATATTTTATTAAATAGTTGATTGCTTTTTTTAGTATTTTTTTATTGTCTTTAAAGTAACCTAAACCACTATTACAATGTTGGCATAATAACTTTCGTACTTTTTTTGTTGTGTGGCAATGGTCTACAAAAAGTTTGCTATCGTCATTATGTGTATTGCATAAGAAGCAGCGTTCTTTTTGTTTTTTTAGCATAACTTTATATTCGTCTAATGAGATGCCATATCTATCTTGATAGTTTTTATTGCGTACTTTTTCTGGATTGTTTGCCCTCCAGATTTTTAATCTTTCTCTAGTCTTTTTGTTAATAGACTCTTTATCTACCATTTCACCTTGTTAGCCCAGTAGGCTGCCGACATCTTTCCTTTTGATATGTTCTTTGCGTGTCTTGCTTTAAATGAGTCGCTTCTTGGTGTTTTCTTTTTATCACCTGACACACCTTGCTGCCCAAATCGTATGAGTTTTTCTTTATCACCTTCTTTTGCTAGTACAGCGTGTGACTTTGTCTTGTGTCCAGGTGTTCGTTTAGGTTTGTTATACCCACTAAATGTTTCACTACCTTTTTTAATAGCCATTATGCTTTCTTCTTTTTCTTTTTAGGGAAGCCTGCCTTCATATTAGCGTAAGCAGCTTTGGTAATAGTAGACTTCTTTTTAGTTCTGCTAGTACCTGCCTTCTTTCGTTTGTTCATGTTTTCGTATAAACTCATACACAATCTCCTATTGCTTCAAACCATCTTCTTAATTCTTCAAGTTTATCCTCGTGAGCTTTTGGCTCTTGATCAGATGTACTCTCCACGTTGTATCCTTATCGGTCCGATGTTAATTAAAAGATATGATATCGGGTCTTTTGAACCGTCCTCAAACTCTATTTCTGCTTCATAAAACTCAAAGCCAAATCCGAAGCCCCAGTATATATGACAGGACCACATTATGAAGTCGTTTTTGTTACCAAATGTACAAGAATATTTCTATCTGCATCACCTTTAGTAGAAGTTATCTTAAAGGTAAAGTTAGTGTCTGACCAAAAATTCGTGTTTACAGAGAACTCGTGCTTTTCTCCTGTTTCAATGATAGCGGATTTGTGTTGGTTGTCGCAACTAGAATCAAACTCTACGCTCCACATTCTACCAGCGTCTAGTGGTTGGTCTGTTTCGGTAACCGTTACATAGAAGTGTACTTTTTTCCCACCAGTACCTTTAGTAACTTTGTATTCCCAGTGACCAAAGTCATCTAGCTCTACCCATCTATCTTCATTATCAGAACCTAAAACATTCCAAGAGTGTCCAAGCCAATTTGCTAGTTTTTTTAGCATGACTATCTACCCATCCTTTGTCTTACCATTTGGTCAAATAAGGAATCATCGCGTTGTTGCATTTGCTCACCATTTAATTGCTGCTGTGCTTGCTGCTGTGCTTGCTGCTGTGAATAAGCTGCTTGTCTTGTTGCTATTTCTTCAGCAGATAATTGCATAGGAGGTGCGGTCATTCCGTCTGGGTCGCCAGAGCTTACTTGTGATGGTCTAGTAATGAATTGTAGTAACTCTCTTTGGCTTGGCACTCCTGTTTCTCGCATTGTTCGCAAGTCATTTTCTGCCCTATTTTTACCAAGTGCTTCTTGGTAAGCACCTTCCATAAACTGTCTTTCTGCTGCAGTACTTATACCTCTTTCAGCTATTCCTGACTGATTAATTTGATTCATTGCTGCTGGTCCTAACTGCTGGTTAAGAGCAGGAATTGAGCCTTGTGCTGTACCGTATGCACGCATTAAAGCATCTCTTTCAGCAAGTGTATCAAGACCTCTATCGCCAACAGAAGGATTATTTGTTATTCCTGTTATT